TTTTTTTCTCCTATTATAGTATAAAGAATATAGCATAAATGGGTGGTGGTCTTCTTCAACTTGTTGCTTATGGTGCTCAGGATGTTTATTTAACCGGCAATCCTCAAATAACTTTTTTTAAAGTTGCATATCGTCGTCATACTAATTTTGCATTAGAAGCAATAGAACAAACATTTAATGGAAATCCTGGTTTCGGTCAACGTGTAACTTGTCAAATATCTCGCAATGGTGATTTAATAAATCGAATGTATTTACAAGTTAAAGGATTAAAAGGAACTAATTATTATAATTTCTTTGGTCTTCGTCTTTTAAATTATGTAGAAATTGAAATTGGTGGTCAACGTATAGATAAACATTATTCTCATTGGTTATATGTATGGAATGAACTTTCATTACCTAAATCAAAACGTCATGGATATAATGAAATGGTTGGTGCTTATGGAGGTGATACAATTACAGATAAAACATTATATATACCATTAGAATTCTGGTTCTGTCGTAATGTTGGTCTTGCTCTTCCATTAATTGCTCTTCAATATCATGAAGTTAAAGTTAATATTAATTTTGAATCTCGTGATAAATGTATGAATGGTACTGCTGATGGAGATACATTTACTGCTTCTCTATGGGTTGATTATATATATTTAGATACTGATGAACGTCGACGCTTCGCACAATTATCTCACGAATATTTAATAGAACAATTACAATTTACAGGTGAAGAATCTATATCATCCACAAATATAAAACCTAAATTAAATTTTAATCATCCTTGTAAAGAATTAATATGGTTTATTAGTAATAATACAGGTGCTAATTGGTTTAATTATACTACATCTTCAGCAGAATTAGGTGCTGACTCAGGTTCAGCTAAAGATAATAGAGATTCATATGATGAATTATATAATAATAATAACGCTTCAACTACAAATATATCATTAATGCAAACTAATATTAATTATGATAATTCTAAAACCGCCTCTAATAGATTACCATTTAATCCTATCAAAAGTGCTAAACTTGTATTAAATGGTAATGATAGATTTGCTGAACGTCCAGGACGATATTTCAATATAATTCAACCTTATCAACATCATGAAAATATACCATCAAATGCTGGTATTAATGTTTATTCATTTGCTATAAAACCTGAAGAACATCAACCATCAGGAACTTTAAATATGTCTCGTATTGATACTGCTGTCCTTAATTTAACATTAGAATCACCAGTAAGTAATAATTATACTCTTTCTAGTTATAATTTATATGTGTATGCTGTTAATTATAATGTTCTTCGTATTCTTTCAGGTATGGGAGGATTAGCATATTCAAATTAAATATTATACATTTTTTTTCTCCTATTATAGTATAAAGAATATAGCATAAATGGGTGGTGGTCTTCTTCAACTTGTTGCTTATGGTGCTCAGGATGTTTATTTAACCGGCAATCCTCAAATAACTTTTTTTAAAGTTGCTTATCGTCGTCATACTAATTTTGCATTAGAAGCAATAGAACAAACATTTAATGGTTCTACAACACTAGGTTCTCGTGTAACTTGTCAAATAACTCGTAATGGTGATTTAATAAATCGTGTTTATTTCGTAGGAACTATAACTAATACAAACTCAGTTAATGACACCACAACTGATGTTAATAATGCAATTGCGCTTGTTCCATATTTTGGTCTTAAATTATTAAAAACTATTGAATTAGAAATAGGTGGACAACGTATTGATAAACATTACTCGGAATGGTTATATATATGGAATGAACTTTCATTACCAGAAGGAAAACGCGATGGTTATAAATTAATGGTTGGTGGTGATAAATATAATCGTTCTATAATATTAGAAGCTCAGCAAAGTTATTCTGTTTATGTTCCATTAGAGTTTTGGTTTTGTCGTAATGTTGGTTTAGCACTTCCACTTATTGCTTTACAATATCACGAAGTAAAAATAAATATAGAATTTGAATCATCATCAAATATGGTTGATAATGATGATAATTATTCTGATAAAGCAGGATTATTAACTGGTAGTAATGGTTCAACATCAATATCTGGTTTTAAAAAGAATAATGAACTATTAGGATTAACTTCTTCAATAACATTATCAAATGCTGCTTTATGGGTTGATTATATATTTTTAGATACTGATGAACGTCGCCGCTTTGCTCAATTATCACATGAATATTTAATAGAACAATTACAATTTACTGGAACTGATACAGTTTCTGGTAGTAGTTCAACTACATCATTAAAAAGTATTCGCATGAATTTTAATCATCCATGCAAAGAATTAATATGGGTAATAAGACCTGATGCTGCAACAACAGGATTAGTTGCAGCACCATATTGGAATAATTTTTCAACACGTAATACTGATAATAATTATATTATAGGAAGCAATCCAGTATCATTAGCTAAAATACAATTAAATGGAAATGACCGTTTTACAGAACGTACAGGAGAATATTTTTCATTAGTTCAACCTTATCAACATCATGAAAATACACCTGATGTTTTTAATAGTGGTATTAATGTTTATTCATTTGCTATAAAACCCGAAGAACATCAACCTTCTGGAACTTTAAATATGTCTCGTATTGATACAGCAGTATTATCATTAGCATCAACAGTTAATGGAACTATCTATATATATACTGTAAATTATAATGTGCTTCGTATCCTTTCAGGAATGGGAGGATTAGCATATTCAAATTAAAATTTAAAACAAGTATTTTTTTTTATATTAAGATTATTTTGTGTTTCCATTTTTTCAGCATTATATATAATTTTATTTTTAGTAGCTTCAATAGTTAATTTAAGGAATTCTAAATCTCTTTTATTAGTTAATTTTTTAAGTTCAATATCATGATTAACTTTAATGCGATTGAATTTAATAATATCTTTAATTCTAATATTTTCAAAAATATTAATATCTTTAATTTCTTTATTATAAGTTTCGACATTTTCAACTAATTTATCAAATAATTCTGGTGTTAAATTATTAGATATTGTAAAATATTCAATTAAATCTTTTTGTTTATTATATAAATTTTTATAATTAAATAAAATATCATGAATATTTTTAAGTTTTTCCATATTTTCTCTATAATTTCTAAATTTAACAATTGAACTTAATATAGTTAATAAAGTTCCTAAAACTAATGAAAAAAGATTAATAATTAATGTTATAGTATCTTTAGATATTATTAAACTCATTTCAGATTCTTTATTATCATTTTGATAATTAATTAAAGTTAATCGTATTGCTTCAATAAATGTAGTTATTGTAGAAATTATTAATATTAATAATGATATTCTATTATATCTAAAATAAATCAAATCATATTTTGCCGAAATTATATATAATGAAGTTGTTATTTTACGTTTATTATCTTTAATATTTTTTAATAATTTTTCTTTTCTATAATTGATATCATAATCAATATCACTAGTTACAGTTTGACATTCAGTATTTTTTTTATCATTAAATTCATATAAAGTTAATATTTTATTTTCCATAGAACAAGAAGGTGAATTAACAACATTAACTAAATCGCTTTGAATATTAAACTTATTCATATTATTATCTTCTATTAACACAATAACTTCATCATCTTTTTCAGACATTATATATATTGTATTATTATTTAAAAATATATAAATTAACAATTGCAATAATTATTAAAAATATTATAATAATTATTAATAAATCTCTTATATTATATGGTCTTTTAATATTATAATTTTTATTATAAATAATATTAACTAGTTTTATAGCATTACTTACTGCTGATTCCATAGAAGTAAAATGAACTTTAGCATAACCATTATGAGTTCCTAATGTATATATATTTTTATTATTATGAGGTTTAATATAATAATCATAATTAGATGTTTTAATAAACGCAGTTTCATTTGATTTCCATTCATTATTTAAATAGTTATTATTTATAAAAGCTAATGTTGGTACAGGTAAATCATTATAAATAACTTTTAATTGTCTAAATACTTCATCAATTAATTCATTTTTATCATTACATTCATTTGCTGTTTTATTAATATTCTTACTTTTTGCATCTGTAATAGTTATAGCACAACTTATAACAGTTATCGATTGACTTTCTTTAAAAGTCATATAATCACTTAATACAATTGCACCAATACCCCATTCAGTATTACTATACATTCCATATAATTTCGTATTAATATCAACCTTGAAATTCCAATGAAAAGAAATAGATATATATTCATTATATTCAGTATTTTTTGAATATGTTTTTAAAGAATTAAAATTAATGAATGAGTTTTTAATATTATCTGATGAATTTGATAATATCTTAATTAAATTTTCAGGCGGTAATG